TCGGCCCGGATGTCAAACGCCTTTAATACAAGCTGCTCGTCAATAGCGCCGCTCGACACGCCCGCCGCGTTGAACAGCACATACGCCTCTTTGTCGATGCTGAAAACCGGGTTGCCGCTGTCATCACGGTCTACCAGTGTATCTGAAGCGAAAATCCGTGGAGCGCCCAGCCGCAGATCGCGCATCCAGCTTGTCCAGGCCTCGTCAAGCGAGTCCATCATTGACTCTAGACCGTCGTAGTCAGACCGGCCAAACGGCAGGCTCCTCCACCGGCGGTTTGGCAAACAGTTCGGGACATAAACGCACATCAGCCGCTCGTAACCGGTGCTCACGTATGGCGGGATCGTTGCCGTATCCGCCCGCTGCTTGAGGTCTACTTGACCGCCCAGGTTTACCGCCGTGCCCCTGTAAAGCCCGGAGAGAATAGAGCCTGCCTCGTGGCGCTCTACCAGCCGCCACACGACGCCCTCCTGCTCTACCTCCAAGTTAGTCCAGAACGTTACCGCATAGAGCTTGCCCCAACGGAACTCCGGCAGCGCGTAGTCCGGCTGCACGATGCTCACAATAGGGAACTCGCTCAGCGACTTATCCCAGTTGACCTTCAGGAACACACCGCCCATCGCAGCTGTTGTCTCCGCCGCCTCGGATAGCCGCTGCTGCAAGCTGCACTTGCCTATCAGCAGATCAAGCCGCTCCTGTGTCGCCTGTGCTTCTGCGTTCTTCTCTGCCGCGTCGGGGATGGTGATCTCCGGCGCTTCACTGAATAGCAGATCAGCACTCACACGCGCCAGATCAGCCGCCATAGGGATGTGAACCATCGCCCGCCGCTCATCTCGCGTCTCCGTCGCCCAAAATCGGCCTCTCGGTGTCGGCGTGTAGACGCGCGCATAGTAGACGTTTGATAGCATAACCGGGCTTCCAGAAAACCACGCGGCGTGCTCTTCATATAAATTGTATAGATCGCGCAGGTTAGCAGGCAGCAGCGCGGTGTGATTGGCTGGTAGCATGTCGCCTCCAGAGATGCTTTACGGATGCTATGACGTATCGGCCCGCGTCACACGAGTGATCAGACAGCTTAAGCGGCGCGTCTTCCCCGCGTTCCTGCGCTTTCGGATCCCAGGAGTAGTTCATCCACTCGCTCAATCCGCCGCGCCGCTCGATATCACGGGCAAACAGCAGCCGGTCCTGTTGAAGCAATGCCCCAACGTCACGGATGCCGCTAAGCACACTTCCCGGTTTGCGCGGGTCAACAAGCACGCGCGGAATGTTCAGCAGTTCGCGCTTGGCCTTGGCCTGTAGCAGATGAGCGATGAACGATGCCGCGTCGGACGGCACAACCACCCACTCAACGCATCTATCACCTATCCACTGGTTCAGCGCGTCGGCAAACTGCACATCAGTCATTTGCCGAAGCGTCTGCGATACGTCGTGCCGCCAGTAGTCCAGGAAATAGAGCTTGTTGTCAGCGCCCAGCCCGAGCATCCAGAACGTTGTGACCGTGCCCGTGCCGTAGTCGATGCCAACCCAGCGCTTGAGTATCTGCGGCAGGTCATCAACAACGTGTCGGCCAGGGTCGAGCATATCGTATATCGCGCCCTCCGCCATGCACCACTCACCGAGGACATAGCGGCGGTAGAACACGCCCGCAAACATTCGCTCGTAGCGGGCGCGAATCTCCGGGGTTAACGCCGGGTTGTCATTCATCGTGAAATGCAGCCGTAGGAAGTTCTTCTCCTCGGCCTTATCGATAATCTCGGTCTTGACGTGGTGGTAAGGTGACTCAGGGTTACAGTTGAGCCAAAACTTCGAGCCGGGAACAGAGCACCGGCCTATCACTTGCTCGATGAAGCTCTGTGGTTGGAGCGCTACTTCGTCGCCAAGCCAACCGGCGGAGGTCAAGCCTTGGACTACGTCCTGCGAGGCCTCGTTGTTTGCACCGAAGCAGAAGTATGTGTTTGAACCGACATTCAGCTCGTGGTTTGAGCGGTTGTAGTTGTAGCCTATGCCCTTGGCATCGAACGTCTGAAACGCCGGGCGCAGCACGTTACGATAAAGCGCGTTAATGGTAACGCCAGACAGGATGAAGTTCTGATTGCTGAACCGGGCTTGTGACCAACCGAAAAAGCCCTCAATCTCGGCTATCGTCTTGCCCGAGCGAATCGAGCCATCAAGAATGAGGCCGTCACAGTCGCGATAGGGTGAAGCGTCTGTCCACCACGTCATAGCCTGAAGCTGTTTGCGTGAGAATGGGATATACTCAAAGCTCATTCTTCGAGTTCACCCCACAACTGATCTCCGGCGGCTTGCAGGGCGTCGACAAAGCCCTTTGACTGTTCCTCGTTCGGCTTGGGCGTGGGTTTATCAGACCACCGATCCGGCCTGCGGTTCTTGAGCCAGATAAACGCCGCCGCCACATCGGGCGGATAATACTTCTTCCGTTTGATCATCTTGACCGGCACGGGTTTGAGTTGTCCGTCCGTGCCGCGCTGGAACTCGGTTACGACCTCGGTCTCTTCGTATTCAAAGCCATTGGCGCGTTTGTAGAGCGACGCTTCTGGCTTGTCGTCGCTGAACGCCCGGCCTTCTTTTATGGCTGTGCAAAACGCGTGGAATTGCGACTTAGTGTTTTGGCCTAACTTCTGCCAACGAGTGATCGTGGCGATATCTACGCCAAGCGCTTCCGACAGCTCGAGCAGTGTACCTCCGGCCTCGCCTTCGCGGCAGACTTGATATGCCTTTGCCGGCATCCAGGTTGGATCGTATTTGCTCGGTCGGCCTCCCGGCATAGCATTGTCAGCTCCGTTGAGATTGCAAAAAGATACGGCCCCGGCGGTGAACCGGGGCCAAGGAACAGGAAAGGAGAGAAAAGGTGAGGGTCACCGAGCGATGGCTCTCACTATATACGTCGCGGGAGAGGCAAAACGCCGTAAAATAGTTTTATTTGAGCGTGCCGGCCAGCTTGAGTATCTTCAGGCGGAACACCTGCAGCATCACCTCGCGCATCCAAGTGTCATGGTATGGGTTCTTCATCGCTTCAATGCGGATGGCCGTCATCGCAGCCTTGATATCGCGCCTCACTGTGTCGCGGTGGCACCTCAGTTTGTCACCGATCTGAACCAGCGTCCAGCGATATTCAAACCAGTAGAACAATGACTGCCACTGCCGGCCTGTAAGCTGAGCGCCGCCCGCCATCAGCCGGACGTCATCCCAGGTCCAGCCTGCATCCTGGTAGACTTGCAGATCCGCCGCGAGCTTCTTGTGGTTGATGCTCACCGTGCGCAGCGCATCACGACGCGACTGCGATGCCTCCGCGTCGTGGGTCAACTCGCCAAAGCCAGCCTCTCGCAGCAGCCGGTCGGCCTCGGCCTCTTGCATCCTGTCCAGCAGATCAGACTCCCGCCTTGCCATTGCCCGCCTCCGTGCTTATGTGGTATCCTCTAAGCGTCCAAGCTCAAGGTTCCCACACCACGGCGGCGCTCGGCTAAGTTAGCGGGCGTCGTCCCTATCCCTCCTGCCCTCGCTCGCCCTCCTCTGCCTCTGTATTCTCTAGCGCAATAATAGCCACAGGGAACGTGATGGTCATGGTAGTCGGCGCGTTGTCCACTGAGTGTATATCTATTGCCTCGACGCCGCGTATCTCCTCACCGTTGACCCACAGCCGCGAGAGTATCAAGTCGTCCGTTTCGATCCGCGCGTCGTTGTAGTCTGGTTTATATCTCTCACTCCCCATCGCGCTCAGCCTCCTCCGCCTCGGCTATCGCTTCGTTTACGGTTGTTTGCGCCAGCTCCCATCCCCATCGCATGACTGCTCCCGAAATGGCTGTCCGTTGGTGGGGATCGGGCACCGCCTTGATATACTCCGCCTCTGTCATCGGCCAAGCTGATTCGGGCCATGGGCACACAGCAAGGCGTTCGCGAACCAACTCCAGCGCCCGCTTGAGCGCCTTGACCTCGGCTTGCGCGGCGGTCAGTTGGCTCATCAACTGCTCTCGTGACGGCTGTAGCGTCGCGCCACCTGTGCCTGTTGTCGGCCAGTCATTGCTCATCGGTATCTCCTTTCGTGGCGGCCTCGGCCTCGGCTTGTTCTATCCACATCTCGACCAGCGTATCAGCGGTAACGTCACAACCACCGAATGCATCGTGTCGGTTCGCTACTTCCTGCTTCGCGCAGTCCAACAGCGCCCGCGCCAGCACGCGGAGCTGCTCAAGCAGATACGGCACGTCCTCGCGGCAGTGGGTTATGAACGCTTGGTCGTGTCTGTTGTTGGGCTGATTCGATGTTTGCATGGTGCAGATAGCGTCGATGCCAACGGGGATAATGCCACAGGTTCCGTACGGGCTTTCGGGTGGCATGTCTGCGTATTTGCCGGGATATACTCGTGCCTGCAAGCCAGTCCGCTCCTCGACCCACGGCCCCGGCGTCGCCTTGTTTGCTCGCTCCTCGATCTCTCGCAGTCTATCCTCGCTCATCGCTCGCTCCTTTGCTCGCGGCTTCGGCGGCTTCGCGGGTGGCGAATAGGTCTTCAA